TCTTTAATAAAAGGAGTTGATGTCGCTTTAATAATATCTTGTATTGATGGTTGAGTAAAAGTAATAATTGGAGGAGTAGGTGGTGGAATATATGGAGTAGATGGTTTTATAATTTTTACATTTGGTGCGGTTTGTGGTGGTGGTGGCATTTCTGATTTCTTTTTTAAGAGATCTTGAAAAATATTCGACATTTCTATATTATTAAATTATAAAAAAATAATTTAATAATCTTATTAATTAAGTGAAAGGAGGTAATTGAGTTGCGAAATTTGGACCTGACATTAATAATCTAAAATTTATATTTACACCACCAACACCAATTGTTGGAGGAGTTGGAGAACCATGGCAGAAAGTTAATTGAGCCCCAGGAGAGTTATTTAGGAGACGAACACCGAAACCATTTAATACGCCAGGATTACAATTGAAACCACCTGAAGTCCATTGAGCACCGTTCCAATATAAAAGACCAGAAGCATAATAAGCAGCATAAGCACGATTATCAGCACCAGCGCTAATTGTTACGGCGTATAAACCAGGAAGAAGATTCGAAGGAGATGTGAAATTAGCTACATCACCAGAAGATGTGAAAGGGCATGGAACGGCTTGAGCTTGATTTGATCCAGGACCAGCGGGATAACTATTTCTAAGAGTTCCACCGATTGTAATATCAACATCGAGAGCGGTGGAGACTTGTTGATTAAAACTAGTATTACCAGCAGTTAAAATTATATTGTTGTAAGATGACGTAGCGTTAGCACCGATGGTTAATGATTCATCGCCAGTATTTGAGCCCATGTTTATAAGACCAGCTGGAACACCATTATTACCACCCGCGAGAGTAAGACCAACTGAACCAGCTTGATTATCTCCAGTAATTACTACATAACCTTTACCAGGAGGGGCAGTTTCAACGAGTTCTATGGTGTTAGGGTGTGCGATAGATGAACCTAAATTAAGAATACCACCGACAGGGACGTTATTGACAATACCAGAAGAGGTTAAACCAACAGCGGGGTTAATTACTACGGTAGAATCTAAAGTAGATCCACCTGCTTCCGTGGCAACTGGAACGAAATAGTTTGATGTTTTTGAAAATCTTGAATCGTTTGCTATTCCTGACATTTATATATATATTATTACTTAATAAAAAAATAAAATCTATATATAAATTAAATTTTTATCTTGGTTCTAATAATGTTTGAATCAATATTATTAATATATATAAAATGATGATCATCCGTTAGTTCTTTATACTTTTTAATCTTATCAACCATTTTTAGCTTAGATGGAAAATAAGATAATAAATAACATTTGATGGCCTTTTCTATTTGTTCGTCTGAATTTAATTTGAATAAGAATATATGATTTATATTTGTTCTACCTACACTATTCATAATCTGTACCGCTTGAGATGCTATTATACACGAGATTCGCGAGTTTCTGTATATGGTTAATAGCTTCATTAGTTCTTTATCAAACTTCTTATCTACTATATCGTCTAGTATCATATTAAATCTATAATGATTTTTAGTATTAGTGTTTATATCATAGCATTCCTTTATTATCTTTGGTTGATACAATAATGAGGTAGCAGTATTTTTTCTATCTCTAAAATTATCATATGCTGGAGCTTGTAAAGAATTAGAAAATAAAACATTTATAAAATTATTTTCTTTCTTAAAATAGTAGTGTTCCATTATATAATCTAGACATGTTGATTTTCCTGATCGTGTTGATCCAATCATCATTATTGATTGACCTGAATAATCATCGACACTAAACTTAAATTCTGATACATTATATTGACTTTGATTTTTTAGTTCTTCTTTAGCTATCTCAAATTCTTTTTTCTTTTGTTCTATCCATTCCTTGCCCTGTCTTTGTATTTCCTCGTGGCTTAATTTACTATTATTAAAAGTTTTAAAAACATTATGACGTAAAATAGGATCATAAACATAAAAACGAGAGGATGTATAGGTATAACCATTATTGTTATCATTTTTGGTAGTTTTAGTTTCAGTTGTCATGAAAAATTTATATATATATATTTAAAAATAAAAAAAAATATTAAGTATATATATAATACTGACAAAATGGCCGACAGCATATTACATAAGTTCTTAAAATTAAGAGGAGTTATACCTTCTTCAGATCATAAAAAAGATGATGTTAAAAAGAATAAAAAAATAAACAAACAAATGAAACTAGAGAATGATACCATATACATACCAGTTATACAACAAATAATAGAAAACAAACCTAAAAATAAAATTGTAGTAGAATATTTACAAAATAGATTGAATGAATTAAACGATGCGGAGATGAATGAGTAATTATATTTCTTCTTTTGTTTCGTCTTTATTTTCAACTTTGATTCCAACTGATAATTTTTGGGGTTCAACTTTTATGCCATTTTTTAGGTCTTCTTCCTTATCATAATCATAAATATTTTGTATAGTTTCATACGCAAATTTATGAATCCCATTATATACATCAGTATTTTCTTCTTTTGTTCTGTCCTTTTCTGTTTTCTTATAATTAATTAATAAATCCATCACTGATACTATCTCAGATTTTTTAGGATGATTCTTTTTACAAAGTAGCGTGAAGTATTGTAATGATATGTGATAAAGATTATTAACCGCTGATTCTAAATCAAATTTTGTAGTCATATATATAATGAAATTAGATATTTTTTTAAAAAATAATATTTTTAAAAATATATTCTGAATAATTAAAATTAAATAATTTATACACCTAAAATACGTATTCGCAATTTCCGCCGGCAAAAACGAGAGAGGAATTATATAAATAAAGTGCGTGAAGAACCCAAGAATTAGTAGGGAGAGCAGTAGCGCTAGCAGGGATTGAGAATTGATAATTGACTATGCTGTTGGTGATGGATTTACCAGAAACTAGCATATTTACCCCGAAGACAGCATCATTCACCTGAGAGAAATCACATTTTAAATATTGAGATGTGGCACCACCTGAAACTGGAACAAGATTTCCTGCGATGTTTGGAGTATATTGAGTAGTTGAGAGTTCATTGGGTTGTTTGTTATTTACTAAATCTAATAAGAGAGAAGCACGTCCTCTATTGGTATAAAAGATTTCACCATTGATTGAGATGGTATTGTTTTCAGGGAGATACCATTGATTGGGGTTAAATACTCTACAACCTAAACCAGATAACACACCGAGAGAAGGAGTATCAGCAGAGTTTGTAAGCCATAAAACTATGGTGCGAACACCACCATTTCTAAAACCAGTTAAATTCACAGTAATTGATTGAGCACCGCCACCAGTTCCAACAACAGATGAAGGGAGTTGGAGTTGGTATTCTTGTTGAGCAAAATACTTAAGAGGAAGAGTGTAGGAGATCTTTGAGGGTTCGTGGTGAGATGTTAAGAGATCTTCGGAGTTAATCATTCTTACTTGTTTAACTTGGAAGTAAGCACCAGAAAGAACACCATTAGGGACATTGATTGGAGTAGTTCCTGCGGTAGCATTGCCTGAAAATACTGTTCTAGTATCATTCATTTCAACTTGGACTAATACTGGTTGTCGTAATAATTCAGTTGGTAGAGGATTCATTTTTAAGCCGTCCCCGTTAGGTGTGTTGTGAGGAAGATTGATGTAGCAATATGCTTGTTGTCCAGCAGTAGCAAAATCATTGCTATTTCCGGTTAAAGGATTTATACCCATTAAAGCATCACCGCCATATCTATATAAGGCATCACGAGAGACAGCATCCTGCATGTCTATTACATTTTCCATCACCATTTGACCACCTGTCCAAAAGTACTGCGAACTGCCACCATATCTGACGGCGATTTGATTGATCATCGCATATCCCCAACCGCGAGGTAGGGCATAATTTACATAAGGGCTGGCAACACTTGGACCAGATTGTAATTCGAGACCAACAATGACGTCAGATAAACCTTGGTCTGGTGAAAAAATAAGTTGATTCACGCCAGAATTAGGGGATACAAAGTTTTGTATAAATTTGTTGTTGGTGAGTGTTGGTCTAGATTGGCTGAACATGTTTGAAGAATCATAATAATATAGATCATGGTGCTGGCCATCTCTTACGAGCTCTTGAACTGACATTGCGGATACTTGGTTTAGATTGAATGACATTTATATATATATTATTACATAATAAAAAAATTAATCTAAATATAATAATTAAATTATAATTCTATAATATGTTTATTAAGCGATTAAATAAAGTATTAAAACCAGTAGAACAACCAAAAGAAGAAATAGTAGAACAAATAGAAGAAGTTAAACTAAATAAAAAAGTTGATATACCTAAAAAGAAAATAATAAAAAATGATAGTAAAATTAAAATGAATATTACTAAAGGTAAAAAGAAAGCTGAAATAAAATTAGATACTGATGATAGTGATAGCAGTGATTATTAACTATCTGACATTATGATTGAGAATAATTGTTGAGCGCTGTCTTGAGCGCTTTCTGGTATATATAAAGGGTTTCCAGCATCGTCGAAATATTGAATATCTATTTCACCTATCATTTGGTCTTTGTTCCATTCTATCCATTTCATATTAGGATATTTAACGGTGAAAGAAGGGCATGGAGTTATTCCAAAAGGTAAAGATGACATATTTGTAGGTGATGCTAGATATATACGGCATATAATATTTGTATAGTTAAATTGAGTTAATGAATCCCTTAATTTTTGAAACTTACACAAATTATTAGAGCATACATCGATATATTGAGTATAAGTCATAGATGGATAACCACCAGTAGTAGAATTTGTTAATCTAGCATCTGTTAAGGTTTCAAATTGATATATTGTTAGACCTAATAAGGTATCTAAACCAGTTGATCCATTTAGATTTCCTTGACCGATTGGAACTGTTGTAATAGCAAATTGAACCGCTGAATTACTGATTGTTATATTTCTAAGTTTTTTATCGTAGAAAACAAACCATGTCTCAGCCCCAAAAGTCGCGGGAGCATTTGTTGATACATATTTTAATTTTGTGTTTAATTGATCAGCTAGAGGACCAGTCCCCTCGAATCCTTCAGGGTCGGCGATTGATTCAGCACTATAAAAACCTTCAGTCAATAAAATATAATATGATACATATCTAGGTGCTGGAGGTGCTAAACCAGAATAACCTGTTATCACCAATAATTGAGTATAAGGATTAACATTTGGAGTAAGCCATGGAAATAAAACTTCAGATACCCCAATACGTGTTATTTCTCCAAAACCTGCTAATTTTTGGTTGCTTATTCTATAATTATTATAGGTTCCATTTTGTGCTGATTTTGGATAAGTGCCTGATGAATCTATTACGGCACGATCACGTGAATCAATTAATAATAGAGCGGTTTTAGGTTGTCTTATGGTGATAACTTGTTCTTCTGATTCTGGATAGGTAAAACGATTTGAGAGCGACATAATATATATATTATTAATATATAATTATTTTAAAAATTATATATTAATTTAATGATGACTGAACATTTGAAAACGTTTTGAAGCTTCTCTTTCTTCTTTTAATCTTTTAGCCTCAAAAGGGTCAGTTATAGTATGTTTAGAAAATATGGTAGTTTCTATTGCTTGTTTTCTAGCTTGACTAATTGCTTTAGATTTTGAGACTTCAGGTCTTTTAGGTTTTAACATTAATAGTTTTTGATGATACATACAATACTAAAATAAAATATTTACTATAATATTATGATTCAATCAGTTTTATTTAATAAACATTTATGGACTCAACAACAGGCGAGAAAATATCTTAAAAGAAAAGGTTTTAAAGATCATGGTGTAGATGAAACCGAAAATGAATTTAGATATAGACAAGTAGAACCACCAAAAGATAAAAAATATTATACTAAAACTTTAAGAGGTGGGATTCAATATGTAATCCATTATTAATAAAAGATTGATGGCAATAACATTCTATGTCTTTGAATTTTAACTGCTTTTTGAGCATGTAATGCTGGATTGACCAGTACTGCTTCTTTATAATTCGCATCTTTATCTAATTCTGATTCATATTTTTTTAATGTTTCATGTCTGTCGTGTGCTTCTCTTAATCTTTCAGAATAATATAGACCTTTGATTACTGGTAATGCCATATCATATTCTAAACCTTCTTCAGATATGGTGATATCTGGGTGTTCTCTATTATGGCCTTTGTGAGACATACGAGGATTACTAATTTTAGTTTGGTTGAATTTTAATAACATTATATATATACTATAAATATAATTTTATTTTCTTTTAAAGAATTGAAAAATATTATAATTCTTACTAGATTTATTTTTTAAATCTAAAATAGATTGTGTAGATGATCTTAAAATTTCTAATTCAGTATTTGGTTTTTGATTAGGTATATAATTGACTATATCATTTAAATAAACTTTTTTTTCGTGGAAACATTTTTGACAGTGGGGTTTCATTATCTATACATTTCTTTTTATTTTTTTTATCGATCATATTTAATTCAACATTACCGGTATGAAAATCAATTGTGATTACATTTAATTTAAGGCATTTAAAAACTTGGTCTGGTTTGATACAATCACAAACCCTTTTTATACAACGATTCATATATTATTATAATAAAATATATTTACTTATAATATAAATGGATACCATATATTTAAAATATTGTAAAGTTTTTTTTGTTCTTGATAAGCTAGATGAGAAATATAAAGATGATACAATTATTATACCACCAGTTCCTAAACAAACAAAGCCAAAAAAAACAGAAGCTGAGAAAGCATTAGAGATGAAAGAATATAAAAAACAATATTATTTAGAGAATAAACAAAAATATGTAGATCGTAATAAACAATATAGATTAGAAAAAAAAAATAAAGAGTAATCTATATACATGAAGTTTTTATTAAAAGTTTCTCATAAGAAGGATAAAAAATATGATGGTATATTTATTGATGATGATGGACATAAAAAAGTAATACCATTTGGAGCAAAGGGAATGAGTGATTATACCAAACATCATGACAAAGAAAGAAAAGAAAGATATTTAAATAGACATCAAAAACATGAAGATTGGAATGATCCAAAGACCGCTGGAGCATTGAGTAAATTTATACTTTGGAATAAACCAACTATAACTGAAAGTTTAAATAGTTTTAAAAAACATTTTAGATTACAATAATATATATGTTAGATTGTTTTAGAAGATTGATTAATTGGTTTAAATATGAACCTAAAAATGATGGGCTTTCTCAGGCACAATTTAAATTAATTGATGATTTAATAACTGCTAAATTAAAAAGTATTATTAAATTAGAATGACAGAGAGAACAGATCCGAAACTTTGGGAAAAAATAAAAAAAAGAATTACAGCAGGAGATAAAGGTGGTAATCGTGGGCAGTGGAGTGCGAGAAAAGCACAAATATCAGTTTTAGAATATAAAAAAGCAGGTGGGGGATATAAAGGAAGTAAGAAAGAAAATAACAGTTTAGTTCAATGGACGAAACAGGATTGGAGGACAAAGAGCGGAAAACCATCCCTCGTATCTGGTGAGAGATATCTACCAGCAAAAGCAATTGAAAATTTAAGTAGTGATGAGTATAGTAGAACTAGTAGATTAAAAAGAAAAGCAATAAAAGAAGGTGAGCAATTTTCAAAACAGCCAGACAGTACCGCGGCAAAAGTAAGATTATATAGAATGTAAAAAACATTTAGTTTATTAAATAAGAAATTAATTATATTAAATTATTATATGAACAAAACAATTACTATACATTCTCCAAACATCCAACTCATGAAAGAATTTATAACCAAATTTAAAAAGGTATTAACAAAATTAAAAATAGACGCTAGTAAATTTGATAATATTAAAATAAAATATGAAAAAACTACACGTGATATATATGATGGATGTGATTGGTTAGAAATGCCAGAATTTATAATAAATGATACTGTAAAAACATGTCCTTATTTTAAATTAGTTTATAAAAAAACATTCTTAGAATTTATAGAAGCATTAAGTAAAGAAATTGATATAAAAATTACTAAGGATACTAAATATATTTGGTATCCTGAAAGATGTGCTGAATTAAGTCCATACAAAGGTAAAATATTTGTATCAGATAAAATTATAAATAAGTATCCAATATATATTATATCTAGAGGTAGATGGGAATCAAGAATGACAAGTAAATATTTAGAATCAATTGATTTAGATTATAAAATAGTTGTTGAGCCACAAGAATTTGAAAATTATAAAAAATATATTGATGTAAAAAAGATATTAATACTACCTGATGAATATTTAAATAAAAATCAAGGTGGAATACCAGCAAGAAATTTTGTTTTAAAACATTCAAGAGATAATAAAGATAAAAGACATTGGATATTAGACGATAATATAGATGGATTTTATAGACTTAATGAAAGTTCAAGAATTAGAATTAAAAGTGGTGCTGTATTTAGAGCAATAGAAGATTATGTAGATAGATATACAAATATTAAGATGGCAGGTCATAATTATCTTAAATTCGCAATATCAACTCATATTAATATAAAACCAATTACATTTAATACTAGAATTTATTCGAGTATTTTATTAGATAATTCTATTAGTTATGAATGGAGGGGAAAGTATAATGAAGATACCGATTTATCATTGAGAATATTAAAAGATGGATATCCAACAGCTTTATTTAATTGTTTTCT